CAGCATGTCGTCAGCAGAGAAGGCCCCGGCTCCGTAGCCATGCCCCAGACTCCGGAGCCCACCCGCGTCCACAGCGTTGTGGACAGATCGAACTCAACCGAGCCCGCCGTCGTGTTCAGCCGGTAGAACACATGCCCGTCGATGCTCCACGTCAGCGCCGTCGCCTGGTCGATGAAGCCGGCGCGTTCCAGAAGCCTGTCGACCGGAGGCGTGCTGATCTTCTGCGGCCTTCCACCCGAAAGCACATAGACCCCAATGCATCCGCTCTCCCGCTCCCGTCCGACGAAATACAGCGCAGGCCCGATCACCACCGACGTTTCACGGGAAACAAGCCCAAGGTCGATGACCAGCGTCCTGTTGAACGGGAAATCCCCATCGCCGGTATTGTCCCAAACCTCGATAGTGTCCGCGCCCAGCAGGTACAGCGACGATCCCAAGGTGACGCAGTTGACCAGCGGGTCAGATCGGCTTTCCGCCGTCGATACCTCGGTCGGGTTGATGCTCGAAAAGTCGTTCAGTCCCGTGACATTGAACCGATCGCCTCCCGGCTCGATGAAAACTCCGGTGCCGTTGACGACGCAGAGCGCCGAGGCCCCGGCAAAGCCGTTGTCCTCCGTCGCGATAACCTCGTCGAAGGTCAGCGTCTCCCGGTCGTAGACATAGAGCCTCGGATCGGTCACCACCCCTACCTGAAAACGATTGTAGGCGATCTGGACGGGCCCTGAGCCCGTCACCGTCCCTATCTCCGTCGCCACAGCGCCAGACAGGCGATAGAACGTCACGCCGGCCACGACATAGTGCACGCCGTCGATGCAGGCTTGCCCGCGCACGACGCCCGCCAGCGTCGTCAGCAAGGTCATTCCAGGATGCGAGTGCAGCGGGAATGCGCCCTTGCCGGACTGGACCTCGGCGAACATGTTCACCGGGGAGGCAAGCGACTGCTCAGGAATGCGCGATACCTGAATGTCAGGTTTGAGCGCAATCCTCCGCGGCTTGCCGGCCATCACGCCCCGCGCGAAAACCGGAAGGACGGCATGTTCAGCAGGCCATCGTCTATGACCGCCGTCCCGTGCCGCAGCCGAAACCGCGATATGTCCGCCGATCCCCTGTTGGCCGCAGCGACGACAACCGCCGGAGGGTCAATGCCGTACATGGCCGACAACTTCACCGCGAGCAGCGCCGTGAAAGCCTGCGACAGTTCGTCCGGGATGATGACTTCCTCGTTCAGCGTGAGGTCGCTGCCGGGGATTTGACGGAACTGGCCCAGCTCAAGCGAGCGCAGCAACGTGTTCAAATCCCGCAGACAATCCGCCGCGTCCTGCGCGCTGAGCGTTTCGCTCACGCCGCGCTTGCGGATTTGCCGCGTCGCGTCGTTGATGTAGGTGCGAGCTGTATCAGCCACTACGCCGCCTCCATGGCGATCTGCCCGACGCTATCGAGCGCTTCGACCAGCACCTTCTTGGCCTTCAGCCATTGCCCGATGTTGCCGGTGTATTTGCGCCCCGCCGCGTCCACGTGCGTCAGCGTCAGGCCGGGGTGCATCCACACCTTGCCTTCGATGGCGCGCCAGTCCGCGCAGAACGCCCCGTCCTCGCCGTCGCCGAACGGACAGTGGAAATAGGCATAGAAGGTCTGGTCGAAGAACGAATAGGCGCGCCTGGCCTCGCCGCGCGTCGCCGCGAACAGCTTGTGGAACACGGCGGGCGTCAGTGCGAGAAAGCCCGCCGGGAGCGCCCCGACCTGGATCAAGCCGTTCTCGGCGATCTGAGGGCTTTGGTTGAGAAAGTGGACGGGGTAGCCGACCTTGTCGTCCTTGTAGCGATATGCGCCGCCGACGAAGTCCTCCGGCTGCGCCGCCAGCTTGATGAGGTCGCCCGGCTCCCACGCAACATCGCTATCCACAAAGACGAGCCGGTCGGCCCCGCTTTGAATGAAGTCACGCACGCACTGGTTACGCGCGTGCGTGATGAGCGAGTTGCCGGGGGCGAACGAGACCTGAAGGTCTACGCCCGCTCCCACGGCGACCGCTTGCTCGTTCCAGAGGCTTCGCGCCGTCTCGACACTGATCTTGCGATCATAGGCCGGGATGGCGATGAAGACCTTCATGCGTCAGGCGCCGGCCATGAGGTTGAGGCTGACGAGCGCCGCCCGGATCGCGTTCCCCTGCGCGATGATGGTCGCGAGCGCGTTGGCGATGATGGCGCTGTTGTAGGTGCCGGTGATCGTCAGGACCCCGTTGGTCGGAGCCGCAGCGCCGCCCGATGCGTCCGTGATGGCCGCCTGAGCCGCACCCGACGGCTGCGCGCGCGGGGTGCCGCCGTAGAACGTGAGGAGGTCGGAGGTGTTGTAACCAAGCGACGTGCCGTCCACGTCGCGGTTGCCGATGTAACGAACGCCCATGGCGTTTTCCTTTCAGGTTGAAGATGGGGGAGCGGGCCTCACAACCCGCTCCGTGGGGGTTGAGGGTTACGAGGTGCCTGACAACCTTGTAGCCTTCTCGGGCTCAAGCGCCTTGACGCCGTAGAGGATGTCGCAGCGCGTCAGGATTTCATCGTTCGTGATGTCGTAATCCTTGGCGATGCGGATCGAGAGACCCGTGTCCTCGTCGGTCGCGCGGGCGGCGAACTGCATGGCCGGATCGATGACCAGCGGCACCGTCACGAGCTGGAACGCTTCCTTGCGGAAGATCATGTTCTGCTTGTAGCCCGTGCCGGCGGTGCCGGCGTAGGTGATGGTCTTGTCGTTGCCGGGAGCCGAGTTGACGTTCTGATACGCCCCGCTCGTGATGATCGCGGGCGAAATCGTGATCTGCGTCTCGCTCGAAGTCGTGACGTGGGTCACCACGTCGCTGACGATCACGAACTGCTGAAGCTGGCCCGTCGACTCCTTCGTGCGCGGGTTGACCGCGTACACGTCCTCGATGGTGAACACGTCGCCCGCCTTCAGCGTGACCGCCGAAGTCCACCCGTCGGTGGAGAGCGTCATCGTGTTGGAGTCCTTCGACGCCGCCCAGGTCGTGGTGTTGGACGTGCCGCGCGTCAGCGGCGTGCCGGTGCCGGTCCCGACGGTATGTGTCGCGACCGACTGCGACATGCCGGTCATGACGTTGCCGATGCTGCCGAGTTCGGCGTCACGGTAGGCGTCGCGGGCCGCGTCCGAGATATAGAGCGCGGTCTGCGAACCAAGCATCGCCCAGGTGTCCGACGGCGAGAGGATGCCGAAGCGGTCAGCCTGCGGGACGCCGAGAAGGTCGAGCTTTTCCGGCCCCTTGGCGAAGTCGGCGAAGCTGTTGACGAGATTGCCGGGGGCGCCGGCGTAGTTCCAGACATACTTGTAGAGGCCGCAGAGGTCGCTATCGACCTGCTGGGCGAGCTGCTGCGCCGCCGGGGTGATGAACCGCTCGGTGAAGCGATCGATCGAAAGCGTGAGGTCCTGAGTCGAGAACCCCATGCCGACGTGCTTGCGCTTGTTCACGTTGATGGTGAACGAACCTTCCACGTTGTCCTGGCGCTGGAACGTGGCGCCGTCGGTGACCGTGTAGGAGATCGGGCGCTTGACAGTGATGACACCGCCGATCTTCTGGTTGACGATCTGGTTCTCGAAGGTGCGCGCGACCTTCTTTCCCATGATGAGGTTGTTGGTGAGCTGGCGAAGGAACTCCTTCGCGATGATGGTCGGCGTAAGCAACGTGTTGGACATGGCGTCCTCTCAACAAAAAACCCGCCACGGGGGCGGGTGCGTTTCGGGGTGCCGGCGGCGTGTCAGGCGCGCTTTCGCGCTTTGTCCTGTGCATCTCGCCAAGCGTTGTATTCGGCCTGCGTCGCGGTTTCCGGGTTGAAGGCAGCGTGTGCGCGCGTCCCTACGGTGGGGATCGGTGCGGGAGCCTTGGAAACAGGAGGGGGGGCGGTCAGCCGCGCCTCAAGTTTGCCTAGCTCATGGGCCTGCCGGATCGGCGACAAGGCGGCGATGCGTGCGCATTCAGACGGATTGCGCCCCAACCAGTCGGCGATTTGAACGCCCTTGTCAGAGGTGAAAACCACCTCCGCCATGGCTTCTGTCGCGGGCAGGCTGGGGTCGTTGAGGAGACGAAATGCGCCTTCGTCTTTCTCGGTCAGTTTCGCTTCGAAGGCGGCGCGGACCTGCTGGGCTTCGCGCTGACGGCCTTCCTGTTCGATGCGCTGCCGCTCGGCAGCAAATTCCTGACGGGCGACATGACGCCCAAGGTCCCGCATGTATTTGGGGTCGAACTCGCCGGCCGGATATTTCGCGGTGTCGTTCGGATCAGGCTCGGCCTCCTGAGCCGATGCGGGCGGCGCGGACTTCAGGCGCTCCACCTCTTGGGCGAGCGCGTCGGCGCGGCGCTCGGCCTCACCGGCCTTCCACGTCAACTCGCCGATACGCTTGGCAAAGTAGCCCTTCTTGGGCTTCGGTTCTCCGCCTTCGGTCTGCGCCTCGCCCTCAGCGGCTTCCGCTTCGCCCTCCTTCGGGTCTGCGGGTGTATCTGCCACCTCTACCTGAGTCGCGGGCACATCCTTGTTGGACGCGCCCTTCAGCGCAGCCTCGATGTTCTCGACAGTCACAGGGGTGGGCTCGGCTCCCGTGACGACGGAAACCGTATCAATCTGGTCGGTCATTTGATCCTTGAGCGCCCTAGGCGGGACGTGGCCCCGGCGTGGGTTGCGGTCCCTGTTGGAAACCGTCAGGTGCGGGAGCGCCGGGCATCCCGCCCATGAGCATCTGCGTTTGCATCATCTGCCGCTGCATCATGATCTGCTCGATCTGCGCCTCGGCCTGCACAATCGCGAGCTTGGCGAACGGGGCAAGCCGCGTCGAAACCTCATCCGAATCCGGCCAATCGCTGTTGCGCGCCAGAAGGTCGCCAAGCAGCGGCCCGGCCTGCGGGTTCGCGCGGATGAACTCGGTCATGCCCGCGACGGCTGCATTGCGCCGCGTCGTGAAGCTTGGGCCGGTATCGACCGCCACATCATACTTGCCGACGGTTAGCTTGGGCTGCGGCACGCCCGGCGCAATCGGCATGTCGCCGTTGATCGGAACGCTCTGCGGCTTCATGTTCGGGCCGAGGATCTGAATCATCCGCGGCGTGTCGTAGACCGTCGGGATCAGGCTCACGATAATCTTGCCGGTTTCGGTGATGCCATCGGTGAGGTTGTCCATGTAGACGAAGGTGCCGACATCGCCCTCTTGCTTGCGGGCGTCGATCGCTACGCCGCTTGTCTCATTGGAACGCGCGCCGAGGCTGGCGTCGTAGATGCCCGTGACCGACTTCATGTTGTCGGACGACATCAACGCGAGCTGCGTCAGGCCGGGCTCGATAGGCGCCGGTGCTATGCGCTGGGGAGCGCCGCCCGGTGTGAGCGGGTCGGGGTTGTAGAGCAGCACGTTGGGGTTCCCAACGGATAGCTGCCGCCATTCTTGTTCGAAGCCCTCCAGATGCTTCGGCGTCGCGAGGAACGGGGCCTTCGGCGCGAGGGCGTACCGTTCCACAGTGGCGCTTTGCGCATAGTTGTCGATGCGCTGCGGGTCCTTCAGGAAGCGCACAAGGCCATGCCGCACCACACGGGAGCCGATGCGGACCTCCTCGCCGATGACACGCACAATCGGGATGCGCTCCAGACCGGGGCGCTTCTCGGGTGGACGCAGCACACGCTTGGAGTCGATCAGCGAGAAGAACACCGTCGGGCACGTCCCGCTGCGACGCTGGACCTCGTAGATGCCTTTCTGCATCGACGCCATCAGGTCTTCCGGCGTCGGGTCCTTCAACGTCGAACCGTCGCTCATCAGCAGCAGCTCGCAGGGCGCTTCCCTCAGCTCCCAATATTCAGCGACGCGGACGAGCTTGTCGTCGCCCGCGCCCCATGCCCGGCGCGTATCGGCCTCGTTGGTCGCATCGCCCTCGCTGATTGCACCGGCCGCTGCTCCCGGATACTTGGCCTCGTATTCCTCCTTCGGCATGTCGTCATAGACGAAGCACCACCGCGCATCACGGCCCGTCTGGTCCGTCATGTCGGGGTCGAACACGACACCCAACGCATTGCGGATGTGGCGGATGCAGATGTCCTGCGTCCAGCCGTCCCATGCCGCGTACTCGGTCAGCACGCGCCAATAGCCCATGCCGCCGGTTGCCGCATCCTCGGCCGCATCGACATAGACGCGCTGTGCCTTGCTGGCGCGTTCGATATTGCGAACCAGCCCTTCGATCACCTCAGCGGTCGCCGGGTCTCCGCCTTCCGCCGGGCTGATCTTGATCGAAGGCTTGTTGAGGCGGATGTCGCCCGTGACCTGACGGACAAACTGCCCGGTGCGGTTGATGGTGAGGCAGGGGCGGTTTACACGCTGCCGCTTGACCTCATCGGGCCATTGCTCGCCCGCACGAAACTTGCGGTCGTCAATGTCGTTCTCGCGGTTCTCGCGGTCGGCTTCCAGGCCATAGCGCAGACGCTCGGTCGCAGTCCGCAGGAAGTCGGTGTCGTCGTTCGCGGGCGCGCGTTCGCTCGTTGCT